TACACACATGGCACAAGATATTAACAAAGTAGCACAAGCACTATTTGAAAAAATCCGCGGCAGATTTGAAGATGTGAGTCTGGGCGATGACACGGGCGATGCAACTACAAAACCCGAAGATGCTCGCTTCTTTAATTTTGATTATGTAAGCACCATTGGTAAAAATTATGGTAACATAACCATAAGTGTTATTGACAATGACAGCCTAAAGATTTACTTTAGCAAAAACATCAGTGAACAACTGTCTGGTCACGAACTTAAAGAATGGTTTGGTTTTTTATATGAAATGCGCAAATTTGCTCGTCGCAATTTAATGACCTTTGACACAAGAGACATTAACAGAAGCAATCTTAATATTAAAGATATAAAACAAGTTAGTAAAGCTGACTCTACATTTGACTCCGGAGATGTAAAAGTGACTGAAAGCAAGCTATACGGCACACCCAAGCACAGTTTTGAAAATGTAGGCGGTGCTAGAATTCGTATTGTTCACACAGAAAGTGTGAACATGGAAGTAAGAGGCAGCAGAGCAAGACACATCAATGCAATCTATATTGAAAACGCACTGGGCGAAAGATTCAAAATGGAAAGCAATAAATTAAGTGGCGCTCGTGCAATGGCTCGCCACATAAGCGAAGGCGGCAATCCTTACGATGACATTGGCAAACAAATTAACCACATGGTAACAGAAATGGCCGAGCTGGGTAGATTTGTTCGCAGCATGCGCCGTAGAACCTTTGAAGACAGTGTCACGGTACGCATGGTAGAAGCGTCAACCAGTTATTACAACAACATGCACCAGCAACTGAATGCTCTTCGCGGTGTACGAACCTACAAGGCATTTGTAGAATCATATGAACCACAACCACAACAACTAGACGAAGTAGATGTAAACCAAATTAAAGAGCGTTTTGTAAAGAAAATTTTTGACGATCGCATGACAGCAGCACTGCCTCATGTGTACAAGGCGTATCAACTGTACGAACAACAAAAACAAAATCAAATCAATGCAGTATCAGACATTATCCAAGGTCGGTCCGCACTAGCCCTGGCTACCAATGAAGGCATGGATGAATACATGAAGATGCTCAGATTCCACGACAATAGTGCATTGGTAAAAACAGTGTTAGAAGATATTGCCAATCGCGCTGTAACCATGCCAGAGATAGCAGAATTTTCAAGATACTGGGCAAATAACTATGACACTATTACAGAAGACGAAAGTCAAACACAATCGCGAACCATGGCAGTGCAACTGGCCACACATTACCTCCGCGACCTACGCAGCCTAAGAGAAAATCACAATCTGCGATTTGAACCAGAATACGCAGTGCATGAGAATTTAGATCTAGGAGATGACCTACTAGGCGAAGGCACATGGGCTATTCCTAAAACTCCAGAAGAAATCAAATCACTACAACAACTACTAAGCCAACCTATACCATATGGCATGGACGCGGCAAACATTACTTCAACCATTGGTAACTTTATAGGTGACGACGAGCTCTTTGACAAATTGGTAGAACTATCAGACGATTTGGGTGAGCAGGCAGATGCTGTGCCTGCAATCAAAGAATGGATCAATGAAAACTATCCAGGACTGTACACACAACTGGGATTTGGTAACGAAGAACTAGATACACCGCCTGCTCCTCCTACACAACCACCGGCACCGCAAAATACCACAGCAGCTGACACACCACCTGGGCAAAACTCCGGTGGTGTGGTAAGTGAAGATTTGATGAAGATGTTACGCATTGCAGGATTAAGATAATGAACCCTAATTTTTTTAGAAAATACGCAGACCTCATTGAAGCAGTTTCACAAGGTCCTACAGACCCGCAACAAACACAGCAATATGCACAAAAGATAGTTGACGCACTTGACAACCAATTTGGTGGCGGATCGTTTATGTCCCAGGCAGGCCAAGACGGATCAGTTACTATTGTACAAAAAGCTGGCGGCCCAAGCGATCCTTATGATCCACGCTATGAAAATGATCCCAATGTGCTCACACCGGCTAGTGTAAGCAAAGTGTTGGATCCTTACTATAACATGTTTAGACAAAAAGGTTGGAGATTTGACCAACCCATGGGAGGTAAGTTTACCATTGCAGTGACCCAAGCACAACCAAACATGTGATTCGAACTATTCTACCAAAGGCGCATTTTTTGCGCCTTTTTTGTTGACTTGCTAAATAATAATGTTATACACTTGCACGGTGCAAGAGTATATCTAGGCACATTAAAGACCATCTTAACTTATAAAGGAAACTATCATGGCAACTTCACTCGCAGAAATTCGCGCAAAACTACAAGCAGCAGAAAGCCGCACAGGCGGTAACTCAACAGGTGGCGACAACGCTATCTATGCACACTGGAACATTGCAGAAGGTTCCACAGCCAAAGTCCGTTTTCTTCCAGACGGCAACTCCAAAAATTCTTTCTTCTGGGTCGAACGACTAATGATTCGTTTGCCATTTGCTGGCATCAAAGGCCAAGCAGACAGCAAGCCTGTTATTGTGCAAGTACCTTGTGTTGAAATGTATGGCGAAGCATGCCCGGTGTTGGCAGAAGTGCGCACCTGGTTCAAGGACAAGAGTCTTGAGGAAATGGGTCGTAAGTATTGGAAAAAGAAAAGTTACTTGTTCCAAGGCTTTGTTCACGACAATCCAATCGGTGATGACAAGACACCAGAAAATCCAATTCGTAGATTTATCATCAGTCCACAGATTTTCAACATTATCAAGAATGCGTTACTAGACCCAGAAATGGAGAACATGCCTACTGATTATTCTGCAGGCCTTGATTTTACTATCAAGAAAACCTCCAAAGGTGGTTACGCTGACTACAGCACCAGTTCATGGGCTCGCAAAGAAACCGCACTAACCAGTGCTGAACAAGCAGCCATTGATCAATTTGGTCTTTACAATCTCAGTGACTTCTTGCCCAAGAAGCCTAGCGATGTTGAGCTCAAGGTCATCAAGGAAATGTTTGAAGCCAGTGTTGATGGTCAGGCATACGATCCAGATCGCTGGAGTGCCTACTACAAGCCAGCTGGCTTTGCAGGCAGTAACAGTGCATCAGATGATGATGCTCCTGCTGCCAAAGCAGCACCAGTAAGTAAGCCAACTGCGACACCAGCTCCAGCGGCACAAGATGATGCTCCTTTTGACACAGATGAAACTACAGCAGATGCTGCACCTGCTGCCAAACCGTCTAGTGCAAGAGCCGAAGATATTTTGGCCATGATTCGCAATCGTCAGAAACAGTAATTCATAGGGGCTTCGGCCCCTAGTTTACTATCTATGAAAGTAGTCTGGACATCAAGCGGCGATGAAATAGAGTTCACACCTGACAATCAAGCACTGTGTGAATATTTCATTAACGGTCTCAATCAAACTCCCCTAGCATGTGTTCACAGTGATGTGAACACATGTTGGCCTGACCAGCTGGCTGAAAATCTCCATGATATAAACTTGATGCTAGCAGACACCAAGTTGGCTCCGTCATTTGAATTAGGAAATCCGTTGGATCAGCAGTATCTTAATCGTCTGCACAGACAGTGGGTAAGATTTCATTTGCTGTATCCTAAAATCATAGTGTTTCTTGATCTCAAAGACAACACCTTGATAAAAAAATTTCGTGGAATAAACACCATGTTGCACAAAATTGAAAAAATGTTTGTGCAATCCTACATAGGCATGCATGACGCACAAGTGGTCACTTTAGATAATCCTTTTGAAAATTCATTGAGTTTTAACACAGCTAATTTACAACTTTATTATCACGATCTAGGGCGAAACACTTTTAATAAATGGGCAAACTTTGACAATGTGCTTGATCAAGAAGACACCAATGACTATGCAAAATTGGCTGCAGATCTACATCTGAATCTCAATCGTGCTATGGTGCAGTCTGCACCTGCTAACTATGTAGCATGGTGTCAGTTGCAACAGCTGGCAACAGTACCCGGTCGATGGATCAATCTTGGTAACTTTGTTGACCTAGATACAAATCTTGCTGACTATCGCGAGATATTGGTACGAAACAACAACACAGATATAATACTGGCATCATAATGTATAGATTCACATGGACCAAAACAGGAGATAGTTTTGATGTAGAACCTGTACATCAGGAACTCAGTGCGTGGTTTGTGGAACAATGTAATATTCAATCCAACAAGTTTTGCACCGGAGTGTATGACACTGATTATGTTACGCAGCAGATAGAAAGTACAATTGAGCAAGCCAAAGCAGCATTACACAGTACCAATACTGTATTGTCCAAATTTAATTTTCAAACACTGGCAGAACCCAATTGGTTTGATCAGCAGCAGTTGAATATACTACACAAAAGCTGGATCAATGTTTTGCAGACCAATCCTGGATTTGAGACTGTGTTGTTTCATATGAATCGCGAAGCGTTTGATCAATTCCATAAACTCAATCGTTTGATACATGCGATAGAAAACAGTTTCAAATACGAGCTGCGTAGTCATCTGAGCTGGCGCTCGCCAAACCCTTTTCCTGCAGAAATGTTTGACACCGGCGTGTTTAATGTAAGTATTCTCTATGTAGATCATGGACGCAATGCTATGGAAAAATTCAAAAACTTTGATGCAAATCCCAATGACCATGAACTCAGTCCATGGCGTTACATTGGCGGCAGTTTGGAAATTAATTTGGTGCGGCCCTATCAAGACTTGAAACCACAAGAATTTGTGGAGTACTGTTGGAAGCACAATATCAAAGCCCAACCCGATAGACTTCCGTTTGGAAATCTAGTAAACTGTAGCGAAAGTCTTGCTCCAGCAAGAAAAATCATGACCCATAATCATCAGCTTGCTGACAATTTTTTAACAATAGAAACTTTATAAAGGAACGATCATGGCCAAACCATTCGACTTATCAAAATTTAGAAAAAGTATTACAAAAAGCATTGACGGTATTTCCGTTGGCTTTAACGATCCAGACACCTGGATCAGCACTGGCAACTACACACTGAACTATCTCATCTCTGGAGACTTCAACAAAGGTATTCCGATGGGCAAGGTCACTGTGTTTGCTGGCGAGTCTGGCGCAGGCAAATCATTTATCTGTTCGGGTAACTTGATCCGCCATGCACAACAGCAAGATATCTATCCTATCCTGATTGACTCAGAGAATGCGCTAGACGAAGACTGGCTCAAAGCACTGGGTGTTGATACATCTGAAGATAAACTGCTAAAGTTGAACATGGCCATGATCGACGATGTGGCCAAAGTTATTTCAGACTTTGTGAAAGAGTACAAGACACTGCCAGAAGACAGCCGGCCCAAGGTATTGTTTGTGATTGACAGTCTGGGTATGTTGCTGACTCCAACTGATGTCAATCAATTTGAAGCAGGCGAGATGAAAGGCGATCTTGGTCGTAAACCCAAAGCACTTACTGCTCTAGTAAGAAACTGTGTGAACATGTTTGGCAGTTTGAACATTGGCCTAGTGGCAACCAACCACACCTATGCCAGCCAAGACATGTTTGATCCAGATGACAAAATCTCAGGTGGACAAGGCTTTATCTATGCAAGCTCAATTGTTGTTGCAATGAGGAAACTCAAACTCAAAGAAGACGAAGATGGCAACAAGATTTCAGAAGTCAAGGGTATTCGTGCAGCTTGCAAGGTAATGAAAACTCGCTATGCCAAGCCGTTTGAATCAGTACAAGTCAAGATTCCTTATGAGTCAGGTATGAGTCCTTACTCAGGACTGACTGACATGTTAGAAAGCAAGGGATTATTGCAGAAGGAAGGCAACAGTCTTAAATACACCCTAGCAAATGGCACCGTGATCAAACAGTTCCGCAAGGCTTGGGAACGCAATGAAGATGGCAGTCTAGACAAGGTCATGGAGGACTTTGTAAAAAATCCTCATCACGTGGTGTCACAGCAATTAGAAGAGGAGGTCGTAGAATGATTGATGTTGAGGTTCTAGTTGAAACCTTTGGAGTGATGAAAGAATACATCAGCTCCAAAGATCGTCAGGCGGTGGCAGATCATTTGTTCAGTATACTCACTGACATGGATGGTATTTCGGAAAAAGATCTAAAGGCGTTTGCAGCAAGCGATCCGCATCTTCAGCGTTCTTGTGAAGAGTACTTTCAAGACGATGAAGAAGTTGATGAAGATAACTTTGACGACGGCGAAGAAGACTAAATGTGGTATAACAAGGTAGTTCGGGATCTGGGTGCTATCCCAGACTTCATTGCTTTTTATGAAGCAGAAATGCTAGCAGCCAAACGCGATGTGGTTATTGCTGGCCGTGTTGAGCAGAGACTCAGCGATCTGCCTGGACTGACCGAACACCGATTCAATCAGCTGCAAGAGATTGAAGCAGTGCTGGAATATTTGAATATTCAGTTGCGCAAAATACGCCGTAAACATTTTCAAAAATATCTTGAAACTTATGCTAGAGCATTGACCAGCAGAGATGCTGAAAAATATGTTGACGGCGAAGATGAAGTAATTGATTTTGAAACCATTATCAACGAAGTGGCACTGCTGCGCAATCGTTGGCTAGGTATCCTTAAAGGTCTCGAAAGCAAGAACTTCATGTTAGGTCACATTGTGAGACTGCGCACAGCAGGCATGGAGGATGTCTCTGTTTAATAACGCATATGAAAGTCATGCACACAGTCTAAGGGTGCTAAACTTACTCAAAGAGCATGATACTTTTATGGAAAGTATCAGCAGTGTGGCTGATATGGGTGCCGGTGCAGGTATGGATTGTGTTTGGTGGAACAATGCAACCACTAGAGACACTCCCAGCCAACCTTTGAATCTCAAGGTGTTTGCAGTTGATCGTGTGGCACCCAACTTTGATTTTGAACTTCCGGAGCGGGTGATTCCGGTCACTAGAGATTTTGAAAAACCTTGCCTAAGCACAACAGTTGATGTCATTTGGTGTCACGATGCATTTCAGTTTGCACTGAATCCAATACAAACATTAAAACTATGGAACACACAGATAAATGAAAATGGCTTGCTGTACATAGGCATGCCACTGTTAAATTATAACAAACACAATCGTTGGCAAAGTCAAGGTAGAAATTTTCAGTATTATAATCACAGTTTTCTTGAACTGGTATACATGCTGGCGGTCAACGGATTTGACTGTCGTGATGCATACTTTCGCAAGGAAACGGATGATCCCTGGCTACATGCAGCAGTTTTCAAAACAGCACAGGAACCCCGAGATCCTGCTACAACAACCTGGTACGACCTAGTAGAAGCAGGATTACTCAATGAGAGTCTGGTCAATAGTTTGCGTACATTTGGGCATGTGCGTGAACAGGATGCACTGTTTCCTTGGTTAGACAAAGCTCTATATCGCATTGAACCTTAGAGTATAAATACTCGTATTACGAGTTTCTTATGCGATCACTAGACTTTTTAACAGAAAACACTGGATTGACCTTTGGTCAACATGTCAAGAGCTTACAAGCTAAACAGGCTCAAATGAGCACGGATGATCCACGCCGTGCGTTTATCCAGCATTTTCTAGACACAGCAGAAAATTTATTAAATTCAGACAGTACAGTACAAATGGAGGCAGTTGCGCCTGCACCTTCTCCAAGTCAGCTTACTGCTCCTAGTGCTCAAACTACACCCATGCGCATGCCACGCCCACAGCCTGCGTTGCCAGCAAAGAAACAACCAACTGCTGTTGGTAGTCGTGTGCATATTGAGAATGCATCGGCTGCTATATTAGATGCCAAAGCCCGATTGTTCATGGAGCAGAATAAAAATGATCCACGAGCAATTGCTGTGATGCAGGAATTTTTAGTATTTGCAGAGGAAGCAGATACAAACATTCAAGTCATGGCCATGCCCGGTGTTAAAAAAGCTGTCACAGCCGCACAGAAGGGCATTGAGCTAAATGCCAAAGGCGAAATTGCAAAAATGGATTCTGATATTGAAACCAGTGCAGCTCTACTTGCTAGACGATTTGGACTCAAAATTATCTGGGCTAGAAATCTAATCGGCATGTTTAGTACCAAGATAGATCGTAAGGATCGTGCCAAGTTTCTACAAGCCTGTGCCGCAGGTGATGCTATAGATATCAAAAACATGCTCAAAAAAGGATCTGGCAATCTCAATGATGTTGTTAATAACAAATTACCAACAGTGGCCAATGTTTTCAAAGATGTTAAAAACACATTGCTAGACATTAGCCTTAGTACTGGGCAAAGAGGAGCAACTGGACCATTCGAGGCAGTGTTAGCAATCATGGGTGGCGCCAAAAAACCTGCTGCCAATGAAGGCGGCGATGTGGTTTTTGAAATTGATAACAAACGGTTAAAATTTGAAGTCAAAGGCAACAGTCTGAGCATAGATTCAAAAATATCTAAAAAAGGTGAGCTTGCAAGTACAGGTGGAGAGAATAACGCATGGTTAGATAGCACAGCCAATCCAGATCCTAGTAAAAAAGGAGGCGAACTTGGTGGCAGTGTGCTACGCAGTGTTGGCAATGATTGGTTAGACAAAAACATGACCAAAATAATTGGTACACTCGGCGACCTCTGGACCAACAGTGATTTTCGTTCAGCACAATTGCCAAACTTGGCAAATTTCATGCGAATCATCGAAAAGCGCAAGGCCGGGTCGTCCACTGCTTTACTAACCTACATGATGGGCAAGATGTTTCCAAGTGCAACAACCGCACCAGGTTTTAATTTCAAGAACAGCATTAAAAAAATGCTTGACGCAATACAAAGCAATGATTCAAGAGCCGTGGCCAAAGAGCAAGGAACCATGGCATTGATTGAATACGCAATAGGTAAAGGCAATGACGGATTTATGTTTTTCAATTCCAGCACTCAAGAATTCAAAACAGTGATAGGAATGAAAGGTATCCTGGATCTCTACAAGAGCAAAGAAGCCAGTGACGATGAAAGTGTAGTGCGCTTTTTGTTTCCTATGACCATGAAACGCGGTGCACCAAAATGTAGTCCTTCGGTATATTATGGTCCATTGGGTAAAAGTTCCCGTGCAAAAAATTATTTTACTGAATTAAACAAGAGCCCAGAAAGGCTCAAATTATTAAAGCAAGCACAATCGGCACCAGATCCCGGCAGCGCCTGGGAAGACAAATCTAGATAAAAATTTGCTTGACAACAATCACTCAATAGCATATAATTCTAGAACGATGGGCCGGACGCCGTATTGGTTGCAGGCACTCGACTCATAATCGAGAGACGACAGTCCATTGTGGGTTCAAATCCCACCCGGCCCACCATTGATAAACAATCTGGCGTTCGTATAATGGATAATACAGGGGATTTCTACTCCCTAAATGTGGGTTCGATTCCTGCACGCCGGACCACCGTATAAGTACATGCATGGACGAGAAAAAACCCAACTCAGCCAAAGGCAGGAACAGCTACGACGCACAAGTGGGTGATTCTCTCATTCCGTTTTTCAATCGCAATGTAACACCCTACCCCACGGAAGCAGGTGGCCCCAAGTTTGACATGGTGCCTGTTACCAAACAAAAAGATCTCATGATCAACCATGCCAGGATGTATGCCCAGCAGGAGTATGATCGTATCATGGAACTGGTAGCAGTATTGCAAAAACAAGCTGAAGGTATACGCCGTAGACTGGAAGTCACTGATGCGGTGCATGCTGCGGTGTATCAATTCAGTCCTGTGATGGGCCAGACCTATTGGTTGGCTTGGGATCGTCGCAAACAGCATGTGTTGTTGACACACACCGGACCTGATGATTGGTCCAGCTCTGCTCCAGAGGACTATGAGTATCAAACGCAGGTACGGTACATGGGCGATCACACCTGGTTGGAAATTGAAGAATCTCGCTTGACATAAATAAAATTTCAAGTTATAGTACACGCATGAACTACAAGGCACATCACAGCATACGATTACGAATACGATAGTATTCGTCTACTCGCGACTGTGGTGAAATTGGTAGACACAGCAGACTTAAAATCTGCCGCCGCAAGGCGTACCGGTTCGATTCCGGTCAGTCGCACCAACTGCCTCTGTAGTTTAACGGTAAAACAGCGGATTTATATCCCGTAGCGCCAGATAAGCGGTCAATCTCGGTTCGACTCCGGGCAGAGGCACCAATTAATTTTTTCTCTGGTAGATCTAACAAATAAGTAATAGATGTCAGAAACACACTCTCGAACAATAGCCCGAACAATAAGTTACAGAATCGCAGCCATGCTGATAACCGCCCTATGGACGGGATTGGGCGATGCTGTTGTTATACACATTGTTTTGGCTGCATTGCATTATGTAATGGAGCGTGTTTGGCTTAAAATACACTGGGGGAAATTATGAATTATCATTTACACGAAAACGGCTGGACAGTTATCTTAGATAATTTTGATTTTGCCACAGCCACACAACAAGACATTGACCAAGTGGCCTGTTTACTGGCCACAAATACTTGTGTGGTAGCACACAACCAAACATTGACCCTGGATGACGAACTACGAGTAGCACACATGTTTGGAGAAGTAGAAGATCTTTCGGCTGTGGCACATCTTGAGCCTTACTGTCATATACTCATGCCTGACGGCCAAAACAAAATAGAGCGTGTGACTGGAGAACTAGACGAGCACGGACAGCCTGGTTTGTTTGGACATGTGAGCGATCTTGATTGGCACTGTAACATGCCCGGCGATCCCAAGCGTAAAGCTCTGGTTTGGTTACTGGGGGTACGCGGCACAGCAGGCAGCAGAACCAGCTGGACCAATAACATTGCAGCCTATAATGATCTGAGTCCTGCTACCAAAGACTACCTAAAAACACTAAAAATGGTATGTGGATGGAAACGCTACAGTTACAGTGAATTTGATTTTGGTCCAGCCAAGGATGGTCGTCAAGAAGATTTCAACGAGCACTATACTCCAGATCTGGTGCATACCAATATTGCAGGCAAAACAGGATTATTTTTTCCGTTTTTGCAATTTCGTAACTTTGTGGGCTTGACAGAAGACGCTAGCAAAAGTATAGTAGAAGAACTGCGAGATCATGTGTTGCAGGAAAAATACATGTATCATCATGACTGGCAGGACGGCGATGTGGTGATTAGTGAGCAGTGGTTGGGCATACACAAACGCTGGGCATTTGACGGCATGCCCAATCGTGTGCTACATCGTGCAACTTTTGATTTTGCTAATTGCAATTTAAGCAACATTGCTTGATGTTGCAAAAAAGTAAGATGAAAATATACGATTGTTTTACATTCTATAATGAATTAGATCTGCTGGAACTGCGCCTGCAGGAAACCTATGATCATGTGGATGTGTTTGTTGTAGCCGAAGCCACTCGCACTTTTCAGGGAAAAGCAAAGCCTCTGTATCTTAAAGACAACTGGGATCGTTTTGCACCCTGGCACGACAAGTTGCGTCGAATAGAAATCACAGATTTGGCCGAATCAGGAGATCCTTGGGCCAACGAGGCTGCCAGTCGAGAACATCTCAAGGCCGGACTTTATGATGCGGATGACCTAGATTTGATTATCTTGAGCGATGTTGATGAACTTCTAAGACCCACTGCTTTAGATCACATGCGCACTGCCAATCGTGCTGTGTATGGCACTCGTATGCCTATGTTTTATTTTCGCTTCAACTACATGCGATTGCATCCAACATTGTGGTGGGCTGGTAACAGTTGGTGGCCTGGATCTGCTGCTGTGCGATACAAACTGCTAGAGAGCATGAACTTTGAACAGATTCGTAGAACCCGCGATGTAATAGGTACAAAAGAAAACAGTGTGATAATGCATGCTGGGTGGCACTTTAGTTGGCTTGGCAACGAAGATCAAGTTCGTAGTAAAATCACCAGCTTTGCTCACAGCGAGCTCAATCGTCCAGAAGTACTGAACAACATAAACCTAGAACTCAGTATAAGAAATGGTTCAGGTCTTGATCCCATGGCCCTTACCGGCGAGGAAAGGCATGTGTCTGTGGAATTTGATAACTATTTTCCTGCTTCGATAATGGTTGACAAAAACCGCTGGAGCAAGTACATTATAGCAGATGCAACAGAAAAAGTTACAAATTTCTTAACACCTGGCTTAGTAAATTAGCAACACACACGGGTGTTGCAAAAAAACAACAAAAAAACAAGTTATCCAAAAGAGATTGACAACAAGACTAAATAAACATACAATAGAGACTATGATGCAAACAACTTCCTATTCATGCGCGATTACAAAACAGGGTTACCAACCCATGCCAGCCTTTTGGCATGTGTCAGGTACCGCCCTCATTAGTAATCTACGCGAGGATAGTGTGGGGTGTAGCGGATAGACTCTAGTAATTCTAGGATTTTCCAAAACACCCCGGCTCGAAAGACCCGGGGTTTTTTGTTATCTGCTTTTTGCAAAATGGTGTGCATAGGGAACGCGATCCTGCCCGCACCTAAAACATGGGCTTAATGTGGGCGGCCTACCGGATGAGAAGCTTGTGGCGATAACGCAAGTGGTAAAATGGTAGCGTAATAAAGCATTCTCGGGCCGCAAGGCAAGTGGGTTCATCCATGAAGAATGCTTTATTACACACTTTGGATGAACATACAGTTTCCTCTGACGAAACTTAGTGGTTGACGAAATCACAACCAGAGTGTTACAATACAATCAAATGAAGCGTCTGTGGCGTAATTGGTAGCCGCGCTGGATTTAGGTTCCAGTCTTTCGGGGTGGGGGTTCGAGTCCCTCCAGACGCACCAAATTTTGGGGGCTGTTCTCTACGGGAGACTGTAAATCTCTTGCCATAATATGTAGAGTGGCGGCAGTTAGGTTCGATTCCTTCAGTCCCCACCAGAGTATGCACGGTTCGTCTATCGGTCAGGACACCCGCCTTTCACGCAGGTAAGAGGGGTTCGATTCCCCTACCGTGTACCAATTTTTAATTTCATACAGGTATCTATGATGAAAGATATAGTAGGAACAGAAGTCAAACTGGACGACACCGTGGTGACCGCGCACAATGGCAGGATCATCCTGGGTCGTGTTTCAAAAATCTATGCACACAACGATTGTGTGCAGGTAACAGCCTTGGATACCGACACAGGTGGCCGGCGTCCGGCACCCAAGACAAAACCTTTTCGCAGAAGCGATTACAATGTATTTGTGGTCAATGACGGTGAACTTATTATCAGCAGTCTCAAAGGGTTCATGCACAATACCGGCGAATGGGATGAAGAAGACGAAGAATAAATTGTATGATTGACCAAAAAGAAATTTAATTGTACAATACGATTTCCGGTTACCACTTTCCTTAAAGTGGCGTGTGGCGACGATAACTGTCCCGGTGGCTATGGCACCGTTAGCGAGATATAGACTCTGCGCAAGCGGTGTCTCCGGCGTCTCAGACAACATAGCAGCGTGGACACTGCGTGGCACATGACCAATCAGTGTTTGGACAGGGTAACAACTCCAGCATAGGGGCGATGGGTGGAACCACGTGGCCTAAGCAAGAATTCTGGTCTCATAGTATATCGGTTAGTATGGCGCCCTGTCACGGCGCAGAGACGGGTTCGACTCCCGTTGAGACCGCCAAGTTTTGCAAGTGTCAGCAAGAGAACAACACGCTATAGAGGTTTCTTCGAAGGACTGATATAGTAGAAGGCAAATGGGTTCGACTCCCAGAGGATCGGAAGATCCTTGCAGATTGGTTGCTACGCTGGTCCAGTATCCCAAGTGACTTACCGAGTCCTGCCCGGGCTAGTTAATTCAGGTGAATGGTGCCAATAACGATGGTGGCACTACTTGCAAATTCAAAAGTCGCCTTTGCTGACGGCGTACAGTAGGACAAATTGTCAGCAGTCTACAGACCCCGCTTTGTTGGTTGTGCGCAACAATCAACACTTTTTTCAAAACCAGTTGACAGCAATGTTGACTTGTTACACAATACAAACAAAGTTTTCCAATAGAAAGAGTACACTATGAAACGAGGTAAGATCTAGTGTCGCTCTGAACTTCCATGTGGTTCAGAGTTGGCACGTTAAACCAAACAACATGAATCATATGGGAGTATAGCTCAACTGGCTAGAGCAACCGGCTTTTAACCGGTAGGTTCAGGGTTCAAGTCCCTGTGCTCCTACCATATGAAAACACACTGGTCTACCGCCACCGAGAGGTAGTTAAAGACAATGACAAGCAACAGCCAGTGTGTTTCTATATGGTAATGTAGCATAACGGTAGTGCAACACCTTCATACGGTGCGCCGTGAAAGTTCGACTCTTTCCATTACCACCA